GGGCTCGGCGGGGGGAGCGGGTTCGGCGCGGCGACGGGGGGCGGGCGGCAGGGCGCCGGAGCGGCGCAGGAGGCTGATGCAGCTCCGCACGGTGTCTGGACTGGTGCCGAGGCGGGCGGCCAGGGCGGCGCTGCTGATGTCCGGGTCAGCCAGCACGGCGGCGCGGATCGCCTCCTTCTGAGCGCCAGCGCGCGGGCGCGAAGATGGGGCGTACTGGCGAGCGGGCGGGGGCAGCACCCCGCGCTTGCGGAGCCGGCAGACGCAGGAGCGGACGCCGCCCGCGCTGATGCCGAGGCGGGCGGCCAGGACGACGCTGGAGAGGTTCGGCTCGTCCATCATGGCGTCCTGCACTTTGTCCTGGATCAGTGCATCGGCCTCACCACCCACGGCGGCGGTCCTGGTGGCAGGCACAGCCTTCCGCGACACCGGCTCCGCAGGTCTGGCAGTCGTCGGGCTGGGCGCGGTCTTCGCGGGCGGGGGCGGTTCGACCGGCGAGGCGTCGGGCGGCGAGGCGGTGGGAAGGCTCTTTGCGGCGGGAACCCATTCTGTCTCCGGGGTAATATTGTTAGAAAGCGGGATTGATGCGCCAGTGTCGGCATCGACAGGCGGCGCGGGGGCAGGGGTGGAGGCGGTCTCCGTGGGCCGGGCGCGCAGCACCGGGGCGGGGGACTGGATGGTGATGGGCGGCGCGACGGGAAGGGCGGCGCGGCGGGTGTCCTCTGCGGCGAGGGCGACGGCGTCCCGGCCTGACTGCCAGCGCTGCAGACAGAGGTAGCAGACCCATCCGTAGACCGTGTGGTTCCGGCTGGGGCCGCGCTGCTCGCAGATCGGGCAGAGGCGCGGGCGGGTGTCGGTGGCTTCGAATTCAGATCGAGACATGGGCAACGCCCTCCTGTTGCGCGTACCAGTTGAGGCGGCGCCCAATGGACAGGCCGGCGAGGGGGCTGGACACCGGCACCGGCGACAGAGACCGGAGCAGCTCGACGTAGGGCAGGCCAGCGTGTACCTCGATGCGCGTAGCTCCGGTGATCGCGAGTGCCAGGCCGAGCTGCGCCCGCACATCGGCCTGATACCGGGCCAGCTCTACCGGCGGCTGACGTAGACGCTCATGCATGCTGAGGTCGTATGGAGCTATGCGAGCCAGCGGCCAGATCAGCCCGTGGAGGGCCGACAGGATGGCCCAGGGGGCGCCCTGTGCCTCGACGTACTGGCGAGCGGCGCGGAATAGACATCCGGTGTAGAGGTCGGCAGCCGGACACGCTCCAGCAGCCTTTGTTCTTCCACATCCGACGACGATCAGCATTTTACACTCCTGGATGATGATGCGCCGTCCCGGAGTCGAACCGGGGATCCGTGCGGCGCTGCTGGGGATCAGGTCGCCTGACGACGACGACGATCACGACGACGACGAGGGGGACACATGAGGCGGAATCCGTACCCGGCGATCAGGCCGGCCTCGACGGTGGCGAGGATCTGCACGAGGATCAGCAGGTCGCTCACAGGTCACCTCCCGTCGGCGCCGAGCAGTCGCCAGCCTTCCAGCCCGCCACGCACACCACCCACACTTTGATGCAGGTCTCCCCGCTGGCCGGCGTCGTCGCACAGCAGGCGGCCAGGGCGCAGCGCGGCGCGACGCATGCGGCGGGCGCAGGGGGCGCGGTCAGGCTGTCGAGGTAGCCGTCAGCGTCGGCAGGCGGCGCGCTCTGGCTGTGGATCTGCGCGTCGTAGAGCCGGGAGACGACCTCCGCCAGCGTGATCGCGTCGCCGCTGCTCATGCGGGCCGTGGCGACGATCAGCGCCCGCCACGCGCCAGAGCCAGCCGACGGGCGGGGCAGACCGAGGCGGCCCAGCTCGTCGGCGACCGTGCCATAGTCCAGCCCGAAGTCACGGAGGCGCGCACAGAACGCGCGGCGGACTTCGGCGGTGAACAGCGCGTCGTGGGCGGCTTTCGGCCCGCCCTGGCCACGGGCGCGGCTCACAGCTCACACTCGCAAGACTCGATGCCGACGCCGCAGGACTCACAGGGGATGTTGACCATGCGCGGGCGGTACATCGGCACCCCGGAGCGGCACATCAGACAGGCGATCTCGCCTTCGGGGAACGTCACCACCCCGCTGTCGTTGCAGACGGTGCAGGCGGGGGGAGGGGGCTGGCTGGGCGGGTTGCCGATGATGTAGCGCCCGCCGGGGATGCGCTGGATCATCACATCACCTCATCAGCGGAGGCGAGATCGTCGCAGTCCAGCTCGTGCGTGTCGTCGTAGTCGTCGTCGCAGTCGTCGTAGAGCGGCCCGGTCTCGGCTTCGCCCTGGTCGCGGATCGCGTCGGCGATGTCCTGCGCGGCGTCGATGGCGATCTCAGCGAGGGCGGCGTCGTCGCAGTCGCAGGCGGCGGCCTGGATGTCGTGCAACAGGCCGAACAGCAGGTCGGTGGTGTGGAGGTGAGAGAGGGGGGAGAGGGTGTGCATCGTCGGAAGCCTCCTGACGATATTAGTCTATGACCTGTCTCCCCTCATGTCAAGGACTAATACGTCGTCTTGACATACGGTATCGGTGGATACCAATATTGCGCAACATGCCGGCAGGGCATCTGGGTTATGTGGCTGGCATGTTCAGCAACAAACGACCGGCGATGCTCGCCCGTGCCATCAACGCGATGAGTACACTGTCTGACGATCTTCTCACAGCCGAGGTACTGCGACTGGAGTCTATGTCTGGGGTAAGTCCGCCGGCTACACTATCGGCTTTGTGCCAGCAGGACGACGGCGCGCCGGGTGTCGGAGGGGAGGGCGCCCCAGCAGAGCGCCAGACTGATCAGCTCATTCCGCAGGTCAGCGGGGAGCGAGATCAGGCGGCGGCGGGTCTCACCGGGGATCGTGACCCAGACCTCGGCGATCTGGCGGATCTCTGCGAGATGCAGCGCTGAGAGCCTGCCCATGCCCAGATCCAGCGGGTCGGGGCGCCGCACTTCGACTGTGGCCCCGCAGGCCTCCGCCCACTTGTCGAGCAGATCGGTAGGCAGGAAGCGCCTGCCTGTCTCGTAGGAGGAGATCGATGACTGGTCCAGGCCGATGGCGGACGCGATCTGCTTCTGCGTCAGCCCGGCCGCGACGCGCATGTCCCTGAGTTCGGTGTGCCACTGTGTCATGCTGTCGCTCATACCTGCTGACATGCTTGCGTTCCTCCATGTCATAGGCTAATATGCGCGTATGACCTGTTCGGCAAGCCCCACCCGACCCCACCCGACCACCACTGGTGGATGGCTGCGACGCTGGCGCGAGCGCGCGGGGCTGACGCAGGCCCAGGCCGCCGAACAGATCGGCGTGATCCAGTCCACGATCTCGTTCTGGGAGAACGAGCGCAACAGCGTCCCGCTCGACGAGCTGCGCCGGCTGGTGGCGCTGTACGGCGTCCCCGTCGAGGAGGCCGGGCTGCGGGTGATCGCGCCCGCGCAGGCTCTGACCGCTCCCGATCAGGTGGCCGCGTGAACGCCATCCCCCTGTTCCCTGAGCAAACTGAGGTTTCCCATGCCAATCGCGGCATGGACTGGGAGCAGGTCGCCGAGGAGCAGATCGGGGTGTACCGGCGCGATGGGTGGTACTGCCTGCGCCAGCACCCGCCTGTCTGCATCCAGAAGGGCTACAACGCGACGGTGATCGGCTCTGCCGCCTGCGACTGGGTGATCAGCCGGGGCGGGCAGACGGTGGTGTGCGACCTGAAGAGCTGGTCAAGCACGCTCCGCTGGCCGCTGGAGCAGGTCAAAGACCACCAGGCCGATCACCTCGACGCAGCCAGCCGGGCGCACCTGATCGCCGGGATCGCGCTGCTGCTCGACAGCGCCGCCTGGTGGCTGCCCTGGGGCGAGATCGGGCCGATGTGGCACCGGTGGCGGCGCGGGGTGGCGGCGCGCGGGGAGTGCAGCCTCGGCGCGGAGCAGCTGCTGATCGTGGGCGAGCGATGCAGCGGGGTGGACTTCCTCGCGGTGGCGGTTCGATGAGCTTCAATCCTCTCGCGGGAGAGACGGTGCTGGCGTCCTGCCTGGGGCGGCGCCCTCTCTCCCGCATTTCTATTCCCAGGCAGGGGTAACAAATGGCACATGAAGGGCGTCCGACGGACAGATCCGTCAGCTACGAGATCGAACACGGCATGATCGGCGCGCTGCTGATGTACGGGCGCACCGGGCTGGCGATCGCGCAGGCGGAGGGCTGGTCTCCGGCGCTCTGTCGTCGCCCGCAGCATGAGGCGCTGGCGGAGTGGCTCGCCGAGGGCATCGAGGCGGGCGCGGTCAGCGACCTCAACACCGCCCTGGCGCACCTCGCCATGTCGCCGCCGACGCATAGAAACGCGCCGGGACACAGCGATGCGCTGATGATGCTGTGCGTCGCGCCGCAGCACGCCCCGATTCTTGAGGCGATCCCCGCGTCGGTGCGGGCGCTGGCGGCGGCGGTGGCTGTCGAGCGGCTCGCGGTGCTGCAGGCCGAGCTGCGCGACGCGGCGGGGCGCGGAGACATGGCGGCGGTCGGGCAGATCGGCAAGCGGATCGCGGCCCTGGTGGCTCCGCCGAAGGCGAAGGCGGCAGCCCCGGAAGAGGCGGCCATCGGCGACGACGACCGGCCCGACAGCGGCACCATCGCGGCGCTGAAGAAGATCCCCAGGCGCGCCCGCGACGACCGGCGCGTCCAGGCGCGGGTGGTGATCGAGAACGACCCCCACTGGTCTTCGCTCCGCTTCAACGAGATGAAGCAGCGGGCCGAGCGGGGCGGCAGGCTCTACACCGACGCCGACGACGCTGGCACCACCGACTGGCTCTCCTGGGTCTACGGCATCCAGGTGGGCCGTGACGTCGCGGCGGGCGTGGTCGATCTGGTGGCGCGGAAGCGCAGCTACGACCCCCTGCGCGACTACCTGACGGGGCTGGCGTGGGATGGGACGCCCCGCCTCGACACCTGGATGCAACGCGGCCTGGGCGTCGAGGACGGCCCCCTCCTGAGCCGGATGGGCGCATGCTGGATGATCGGCGCTGCGGCGCGGGCGCTGCGGCCGGGCTGCCAGATGGACACCATGCTGGTGTTCGTCGGCAAGCAGGGGAAGGGGAAGACGCGGGCGATGGAGGCGATCGCCGGTGCCGAATTCTTCAACGAGACCGAGATCCGCATCGGGGAGATCCGGGGCCTCCAGCAGCTCGGCGATGCCTGGATCCATGAGATCGGGGAGATGACGCCGCTGCTCGCCAACCGCGTCGACCGGAACGTCTTCAAGAACTTCCTCACCGTCAAGGTGGACAGTTACCAGCGACTGCACGCGAAGCGCTCCGGGGAGCATCCCCGCCGGTGCGTCTTCGTCGGCACCTGCAACGACAAGGAGCTGCTCAACGACCCGACCGGCGCCCGCCGCTTCTGGCCGGTCATCTCTACCACCGTGGACCTCGCCTGGATCCGCGCCAACCGGGATCAGCTCTGGGCCGAGGCGCGCGTCCGCCTCGACAGCGGGGAGCAGTGGCACCTGACGCCCAAAGAGGAGGCCGAGCTGGAATTGCTGCAGCGCCCCTTTCGCAAGACCGACCCCTGGGAGGAGCCTCTGAGCGTGTGGCTGTCCCAGCCCGAGCGCAGCCATGAGCCGGAGACGGCGATCACCGCTGCGCGCCTTTTGGCGGACGTGATCTCCCGCCCGCTGGGGATGCAGACCCAGGCGGACAAGACCCGCCTCGGCGCGTGCATGGCGGCGGTGGGCTGGATGCACAAGGTCGCGTGGTGCAAAACCGCCAAAAAAGCGGTCAACTGCTACGTCCCCGATCCCTCGAAAGTGGAGGTTGAATCGTGAGCCTTATACCCTCCTTATACCCTCCTTATACCCTCCTTATACCCTGCCTTATACCCTCCTCGATCCAGGTTGGAAGCGGGTTCTTATACCCTTATACCCTGTTCTGCGGTTCCGGTTGCTGCACTGCGCCGTCCCTGCCTCTCCATACTCTCTCTAAGGGTATAAGAGGGTATAAGGGTATAAGGTCATCGGTTGAACGCCGGTCATTTCCTTATACCCTCCTTATACCCCCCCAGGGTGAGCGGTATAAGGCGACCGAGCGGCGCGCCCCCGGCTGCATCGTCTGTGGCGGGAGCGGCCTCGACATCACCCGCCCGCTGCCCTGGGGCGGCTACGAGAGCTGCGCCCGCTGCCTGATCCCGCCGGGCTGGCCGCCGACGGTGCATCCGGCCTGGCGCCGGCACATGGGGGCGGCATGAGCGCCAGCGAGCTGATCGCTCACCTTTACAAGCGCCGGGATCAGCGCCCGCGCGGCTCTGCTGGCTGGCATGACCTCGACAGGGTCATGCTGCTGCTCAATCGGGTCTGGGGTGGCGCGAAGGCCACCGAGGCGGAGATCCGGCACGCTGTCGGGCTGGTGAAGATGCACGCGCCGGAGCTGGCCGAGGACGTGCGGGCGGGGTGCGTCGTCGCGTCGGCGGAGATCTGCACAGAGGCGGGGTGCAGGCCTCTCGACGTCTACGAGGAGGACGGCGTGGTCGGGTGGGAGTGCGGCGATCAGATCGGGGAGGTGCGGATCGAGATGGAGAGGAGCCGATGACCTCGCTGAAGGACAGGGCCAGGGCGGCAGGAGGGTCGGCTGAGACGCTGGCTGACATCATCGGCGACCTGCCGGTGGATCGGGTCTCCCAGGTGGCTGGGCTGGCGCGGGGGACGCTGCGCTACCATCTCCGGGCGGCGCGGCAGGACGGCCCTCGCGAGTCCACGCTGGCGGCGGTGACGGGGGCGGTACGCCGGATCAGGAAAGAGAAGGACAGAGAAGGACAGAGGTGAGGAGAATCCCCGCCGACTTTGCCAGCCGGAGGGCTGTGGGGGAGAGCCTCGCTGCTCTGTCGAAGCACTACAAGGCGGCGCAGGATACTGTAAAAACATGGGATACTTCTGAAGAAGTCCAGTCAGAAATACAGCGTATCCGTGACCAGATCACCGGAGAGGCAGCCGGGCAGCTCGTGGGCGCTGCCGGGGAGGCCATCGGCGCCGTGCTCGGTGTGCTGCGCGGCACGCCCGCCTGCGACAAGTGCGGGCGCGCGGCGACGGCGGACAGGGACCGGCTGAAGGCGAGCGAGATGATCCTCGCCAGGATCTCCGGCCTGGAGCCGGGCGAGCGGCGCGAGGTGACCGCCCGTATCGCGCCCGACGCCGGGGCGGATGCGCGGCTGATTCTTCAGGAGGCTGCCCTCATCCTCGAAGAGCGCGGGCTGATGGAGCTGGCTGTCGCGGTGCGCGAAGAGTCGCGGCGGTGAGCGGAGGGCGCGAGACTGTCGCATCGAGGGCGCGAGCTCGCAGGGATGCGCGACGTACTGCACCGCTGGCTCATGCTCGGCTTTGGGATCGGGAGCTGCCGCGCACCAGCCAGCGACGGGCGGCGCAGCTCGCGCTGAGCGGTCGCCGCATCACGATGGTCAACGGCGGCAACCGGGCCGGGAAGACCGACCTGGGCGCGCAGTGGGCAGTCGCGCATGCACTCGGTCGGGATCACCCGCACACCCGCGCATGGCTCGAAGCCAACGGCCTCGACGGTCGCCACATCCAGCCGGGGCCGGGCATGGTGTGGGCGGTCTCGCTGACCTTCCCCGACAGCCGCCGGTACGTCCGCGACAAGCTGGATCGCTACCTCCCGGCCGGAACCCGCTGCCGCAACTGGACAGCGGAGAACGAGGCGCAGGCGGTGCTGCCGAACGGCGGCAAGATCGTCTGCAAGGCCTGGGCGCAGGGGCGCGAGGGCTTCCAGGGGGACGCGATCCACGCCGTGTGGTGCGATGAGGAGCCGGGCGACGAGCCAGCGTGGAACGAACTGCTGATGCGCCTCGCAGACTACGACGGACGCGCGCTCATCACGTTTACTCCGGGGCTGATGGGTCTGACCTGGGTGTATGAGCGGTACGCGAAGGTGCCTCAGCCGACGGTCGCTGCAACGGTGATTTTCGGCACCGATAACCCGCATGTCTCCCCGGACGTCCTGCGCGAGCTGCTCAGCCAGTTCGGCGCAGGCGAGCGGGCGGCGAGAGAGCGCGGCGAGTGGGTACAGCTCGAAGGGCGCGTCTGGCCCCAGTGGCGGCGCGATCTACATGTCGTCGCGGCGGCAGCGCTGCCAGCCCAGTGGCGCAGGTGGCGTAGCATAGACTTCGGGGTGCGCGATCCGTTCTGCTGTCTGTGGGCGGCGCGCGATCCGTCGTCGGGTCTGCTGCACATCTACCGGTGTTTCTACCGGACGCAGTACACCACCGGGCAGAACGGGCTGGAAGTCAAGCAACTGACCGGTGCCGAGGTCGTCGAGGCGACGGTGGCGGACAGCGCCGGGCTGGACCAGCGCCGGACGCTGGCGGCGGAGTGCGGGATCGTGACTGCAGCCAGCCCGAAGGACATACGCGAGGGCGTCAACGCGGTGGCTGAGCTGCTGGAGCCGGACGCGGAGGGCATGCCCGGCCTGGTGGTGCACGAGTGCTGCACCGACCTGATCCGGGAGATGGAGGGCTACCGGTGGGCGGATAAGGTGCGCGAGGTGCCGGTGGACAAGGACAACCACAGCCTCGACGCGCTGCGCTACCTGTGCCTCTGGCTGAAGCGCGTCCGGGGTGCCGGGGCGTCCTGACCTATTTGACCGTTGCGCCGCCGCCAGCACCCCATATTCTGTACAGATGGGCTGGTTCACCTCGATACTACGCGCCGCCGGGCTGATGGAGGAGGCACCGAAGCCTCCACCTGCCGGTGCCGGTGTGGGCCAGCCGACCGCCCCCGACTTCGGCGTACATGCCAGCCTGACGGCGTTCGCGCAATTCCCGTGGGTGCGTGCCTGCGTCGATGCCATCAGCACCGATCTGGCCGGGCTGCCGGTGCGGATCGTGCGGGGGGATGGGGAGGCGTCGGAGGTGGTAGACATCCCCGCCCTGCGCGCCCTCCTGGAGCGCCCGACGTCATGGCAGACCCGGAGCGAGTGGATGGCGACGCTGATCGCCCACCTGCTGCTCCCCGGCAACGCCTTCGCGCTGATGGTCGGGCAGGCCGGGCGGCTGCCGGACAGCCTGCCGCTGCTCCATCCCGAGCTCACCCGCGTCGTGCCGGGCGCGTTCGGTGGCCCCGCCGGCTACGAGTACAGCCCCCCCGGCGGCGTGGCTG